CGAAAGATTGCAGCGCAGCCAAAACCGATTGCAGACGCCAAGATGTCCGGCATGGGCAAGGCGTCCGATTCAAGTTCCTACCTTCCAGTCCAAGGTCTTGCGAAGGGTGGAAAAGTCCAAGCCATGACGAGTGGCAAGGGCAAAGTGATCTCTTGTCAAAACTATTGAGGTGAAACATGGCTAGTCAAGTAATGGGCAAGGAGAAGTCCGAAAAGGGTAACCTCTTTGCAAAAGGTGGTTCGAACGCAATGTCGGGCCAGAACACCGTCGGCTCGCAGAAACCCGGCGTGTCTTCTTCGGAAGGCCAAAAGTCTGGTTCAAATAAACCAGGTTTCAATACAGGCTCTGGTAAAATGGCCGGCCCGCAGGCGGCTGATCCGCAGGCTCCCGGCGTTTCCGGTCACAGCGCAGGCACGTCCCAGAAATGGGGGCTTCCTCCATCGAAGGGTCACATGGCCGGATTTACCGGTTCGCAACCCGCTAAACCAGCGTGAGGTGATCCATGGGTGTCTCGCACGGTTCTGATGATCCGCAGCGTCCGAACTATAAGAAAACTACCTCGCTTGGCGAAAAACCCGCCAAGCAGATCGCGCACGAAATGCTGCCATCGCGGCATGCTCGCGCCACGATCACAGGTGGCAACATGGTTCAGCGTTCTATGAACAATTACTCGAAGATGTCCCCCGCCGACGCGAATGGTGTCGGAACTATGGGGTACAACATCTTCTCGATGTCTCGCTGAGGTTTGATGTCAGATAAAGATCTGATTCTCAACTCGGCAAGTCTTGCCAGGCGTGCTCCCGAGGAATGGCAACGTTTCTTGGGGGCTCTTGCCAAATATGTTGAAGTTCAACGCAATCATTGCATCGCGTCACCCCTCGAAACTCTGCCCGTAGCCCAAGGCCGTGCACAGGCGTGCACTGCCCTTTATGCGCTTCTGGCGGAGTGTCTTTCGAGCGCTGACAAAATTGAAGGAAAACGTAAGTGAAAGAACCACAACTCCAGATTGACCCGGATGTAAAAGTTCCTGCCGCCGTCCGTGCCGCAGCAGCCCGGTCAGAAGAAATTATCAAGGCCATGCAGGGGCAAGTTACCGCAGAAGGTAACGAAAATACCGAGACTGAAACCCCTGGACCCACGGACAACCCCGAACTTTCAGCAAGTTCTTTTGTTGAAAACGAGCCTAAAAATGAGACCTCTGAACAGGTCTCGCATACAAATACTGATTTAAGCGACGAAACTTGGAAACACAAATTTGAATCTGTAAACGGGCGTTATACGCGCGCTATGGAGCAAGTTCGCTCGCTTACTGAGCAAGTGCAAAGTCTTCAAAATGTAATCGCAACTATGCAGACCCAGTATTCTGGTACAACTACGTTGCCAGATTTTTCTGCTGAGAGACTTATTACTGATGACGAAGCCCGCGATTACGGGGAAGATTTCCTAAACGTAGTCGGTAAAAAGGCTAAAGAAGAACTTGCTCCTATTATCAAGGGTTACGAGTCCAAAATCAAAGAACTCGAAAACCGCCTGCAAGGAGTTACAGGCGTTGTGAACATGTCTTCGCAGCAGAAGATGTTCCAGCGCATGGACGAAGACTTGCCGGATTGGCGTGATATAAATCGTAATCAAGAGTTCCTGGATTGGTTGGCCTTGCCAGATCCGTATTCAGGTGTTATTCGTCATGAACTGCTGAAGTCTGCATTTGCCGGAAATGATGCTTCCCGCGTAATGCGCTTCTTCAAAGGCTTCCTCGCTGAAGAGGCTGCCGTGGCCCCCGCAGGGGCGGAGCCGGACGCTCCGGTGACACGCGTCGCCAAAGTCCCGCTCCAGAACCTGGCGGCTCCCGGCAGAGCCAAGACGGCGGCGGCATCGGCCCCCGCTGAGAAGCCCATCTTCACACGCGCTCAGATCGCACAGTTTTATTCTGACGTTGCCGCGAACAAGTATCGCGGGCGCGACGCAGATAAAACCAAGATGGAGACTCAAATCTTTGAGGCTCAGCGTGAAGGGCGCATCCGGTAATACCCCTTTTCTCTGAGGAGTCTTTCAGATGGCTATTCCTTCAAGCGGTTTTCCCATTGCGGGAGCCGCAACCACTCCCCCGATCTACCCTACCGGTGGAACGGGCAATGCGTTCCAGACCAACGGTTTCATTCCTGAAATCTGGTCGGGCAAACTCGTCGAAAAGTTCTATGCTTCGACCGTCCTCGCGGCGATCTCGAACACGGACTATGAAGGCGAAATCCGCAACCAGGGCGACCGCGTCAAGATCCGCACGAAGCCCACGATCACGATCCGCGACTACCGCGCCGACGGCACGCTGTCGCTTGATCGCCCGGAAGGCTCAAACATCGAGCTCTACATCGGCAACGGCAAGTACTTCAACACGATCCTTGACGACGTGATGGAAGTGCAGTCGGACCTCAACGCACTCTCGATTTGGTCCGATGACGCTGCCCAGCAGCTCAAAATCAAGGTCGACACCGATGTTCTCGGTGGCATCCTTGGCGGCATGAATTCGAAAAACCGTGGTACGACGGCTGGTCAGATCACCAGCTCGATCAACCTCGGCGTGACGGGCACCCCGCTCGCCACCGTTTCGCGCTCTCCGTCCGCTGGTCAGGTCGAAATCCTCCACGTGCTCTTGCGTCTCGGTCAAGCGCTTGATGAACAGAACATCCCGGAAGATGGTCGTTGGATCACCATTCCGGCATGGGCCGCGCAGTACCTCAAGTTCTCCGATCTCCGTCAGGCTTACCTGACTGGCGATTCGGTGACCCCGCTGCGCAACGGCCGTATCGGCATGATTGACCGCTTCACGGTCTATGTCAGCAACCTGCTCCCGGCAGGCGTTGCTGGCGGTCTCGCCGCTGGTGAGTTCGTGATCTACGCAGGTCACGCACACGGTCTCACCTTTGCGTCGCAGATCTCCAAGGTCGAAACGCTCCGTTCCGAGCTCACCTTCGGCACGATCCTCCGTGGCCTTCAGGTTTACGGTTATCAGATCGTCGATGGCACTGCGCTCGCACAGGCGATCGTCACCAAGGCATGATTGTAAAGGGGGGCTCCCACGAGCCCCCCTCTTCCTTCTTTTTCCGGGGGCATCATGGCGCTCGATACCGTTCAGGATTATGTCGATCGGGCCAGGGTTCTCTTGCAGGACCAGATTTCACCCTATCGCTATCCAGATGCCGATCTTGTTGAAGCTCTCTCGGAAGCAATTCTTGAGGCGCGCCGTTTGCGCCCTGATATTCTCTCCAGTTATTTCCGCACGTCACTACCCGACTTTTCCACGAGCTCGATGAGCCAGTCGGTGCCGATCGACCCGCAGTATCGGGTGGCGTTCGTTTATTATATCTGCGGTCAGGCCCAGCTCCGCGACGATGAAAACACGCAGGACAGCCGCGCATCGGCCTTCCTGAACAAGTTCGTGGCGCAGCTTATTTCAATCCAAGCGTGAGGCGCTCATGGCTAACGTAGACATGAACCGCCTGATGGATAATCTTCGGATCAAGCTGCCCGGCGCGCTGGATTCGACGATCCAGTTCGAGCTCTTCTCTGCACTCAACGATTTCTTTCAGCAGTCGAGTATTTGGACCGAGAATCTTACCTTCGTCGCGCAGCCGACCTCGGACACATATCTCCAGAACCCTGATGCTTACACCTACCAGGTCGTGCCCACGATGGGTTCAATCGTGCGCCTGATGAGCGTTGTGGACTCCAACAATTTTGCGCAAGCCGCGTCGATGGATACGCCAGGCTACATTGTCATCGCCTACGCGCCATCGGCTGCAAACACCTATACGGCGAACGTCGCATTGACGGTCACCGACCCGACAACGCGCGATGGTTACCCAGAGTTTCCGGCGTGGATTCTAAACAAGTACGGCAACGAAATTATGGACGGCGTGCTGAGCCGCATGATGTCGCAAGTTGCTAAACCATATTCGTCGCCGCAGATGGCATTGTTTTACGGTAAAAAATTTCAAGCAGGTATCAGTAGAGCTTATGTT